GACTATATCTTTTAACTAGGAGAAAAAATGGCAGGAGTACATTTTACAGGACCTATTCTTTTCGCAGGAAAAAATAATGAAAAGAAATGGTTTGAAAACTTACCAATTGATAAAAACCCAGATTATGTAGTTTACTTTGATGACTTCGATAGAATTGGATTTGATTCTAATACAGGTCATAGATGGACTGTCGTAAAAGATTCAGGTGCGTCTGTAGCTATTGCAGCAGACCAACTTAATGGTTTAGTTAATCTTAATTCAACAGCAACCACAGATAACGATGGTGCTTCTATTCAAAAAAATGAAATTTTTCAGGTTCAATCTGATAAAGCTCTTTGGTTTGAAACTAAAGTTAGAACATCTGATGTAACTGACACTGATTTATGTTTTGGTTTCACTATAAATTTTGCAACCAATCCTGAAGCTATGCTTACAGCTACAGATAGAATTGTATTTCAAAAAGATGATGGAGATGCATCAATTCTTTGTAAAACAGAAAAAGATGGTACAGAAACTTCAACAGATTCTGGTATTGACATGGAAAACGATACTGACGTTACATTAAGTATTCGTTGTCAAAGCACAGGAAAAGTTGACTTTTTTGTAAATAGAAAATTAGTTGCAACACATACAGATAATATTCCAACTGATGAAATTTTAACAATAGCTGCAATGTCTTTATCAGGTAATGCTACTGGAACTAAAGTTACATCAATTGATTATATGTTTGCTGCGTCTGACAGATAGGAGTGAATTATGAACTCTGATGTAGGTGCAAAAACTTTAACATCAACAGGCACAATACAGTCTGGTAGAACTAGATTATTATCTATTTATTATGTTGGTCATGCCAGTGCAGGAACTTTAACTTTTAAAGATGGTGGAGCAAGTGGTACACAAAAACTTGTAATTACAACTCCAGCCAGTAGTGCTGCTGACCAGTATCAGGTAGATATACCTTTAGATGGTATTCTGTTTAAAACAGACATGCATTTGACAATTTCAAATGTAACTTCTGTGACTGTTTTTGTAACACCAATAACTGCCGACACTGATAATGGATAGTTATTACGAAGACTTGGATTTGTTTGGTCTAAAAGAGGGAGGCATGCCTCCTCGAAATAAAAAAAATTTTAGACCAACAAAATCAGGTGCAGGAATGACTGAAGCTGGTGTAAAAGCTTACAGGCGTAAAAATCCAGGTTCAAAGTTACAAACGGCTGTGACTGAAAAAAAACCAAGTAAGTCACGAGCTAAAAGAAGAAAATCTTATTGTGCTAGAAGTCGTGGACAAATGAAGATGCACAATGTAAACTGTAGGAAAACACCTAACAAAAGAATTTGTCAAGCAAGGAGGAGATGGAGATGTTAGAAAAAATTAAATTTTATAAAGATATGATAAAAGACTTGTATGTTAACAATAAAGACCTTATAGTGATTGTATTATGTGGTTTATTAGTGATATCTTGGATGCTTTAGTAACCTTAGTTTTATTTATAGGTTTTTTATTCTTCTTTTCAATATGGGGTGTTTGGGCAACAATCTCTTATCCAATCAATAAATTATATGAAATTAACAGAAAACTTTTCTCTGGCAGAGCTAACAAAGTCACAAACAGCAACTCGACTAGGGTTTGAAAATAAACCTAATCAGATGCAAGTTTTAGCTTTGACTAAACTTTGTGAAAATGTTCTTCAACCTATACGCAATAAATTTGAAATGCCTGTAATAATATCCTCTGGCTTTAGGTCGGCTCGCCTAAGCGAAGCTATAGGTTCTTCAAGCAAATCGCAACATTGTAAAGGTGAAGCTGCCGATATCGAAATATTTGGTGTTGACAACAAAATTTTAGCAAGTTGGATTAACAACAATATTAAATATGACCAATTAATACTTGAATTTTATAAACCATCAGACCCACAGAGTGGTTGGGTTCATGTATCTTATACTGATGATTGTCGTAAACAATTTTTAAAAGCTTATAAAGATGCTAAAGGAAAGACGAGGTATATACCATGGCAATAGGAAGGTCACAAATGAAAAAACAAATTACCGATGGTCCACAAAAGCGTAAGTTTGCAAAGACTAGAAAGAGTAAAAAAAAGGTGATAACATAATGAAAGATGATATTATAAATGCTCTGGTAAAAGTTTATGATGCAAATATTGAAAAAGCTAACGCAACTATAAAAATTTATTTAAATAGTTCTGTTGGTATAGGTGAGCATCCAAACATCATAGATGAAATAGACAAGCAGGTAGATATAGTATCAACTAACGAACACAAAATTGATATTATAAGGACATTTAAAGATGCAGATAACTAAAAATATAATTAAATTTAATAATTTTTTTGTAAAAATTCCAAAAGAAACAAAAAGAGTTTGGGATTTAGCTGAGAATAGATGGGGGTATAAATATGACAAAACTATGTGCTAGAGGAAAAAAAGCAGCTAAAGCTAAATTTAAGGTATATCCTTCAGCTTATGCAAACGCTTATGCGTCAAAAATTTGTGCAGGTAAAATTAAAGACCCAAGTGGTGTAAAACGAAAAGATTTTAAAGGACCTAAACCTGCAAAGAAAGGAATCTTTGCTGAAACAAATTATGAATTTAGTGTTGGAGGTCATGCTGTCATGGGTTCGCCAGTAAGTGTTGATGTTGATGGTGATACAATAACAAACCCTTCTGCGTCTAATTATTATAAAGATTTAATGTAATGGGATTAAAAAAGTGGTTCTCACAAAATTGGGTTGATATCGGTTCTAAGAAAGCCGATGGAACTTATGCCAAATGTGGTCGTAGTAAATTAAAAGCTGATAAAAAAAGAAAATATCCAAAATGTGTTCCTTTGGCAAAAGCACGAAGAATGTCTGAATCACAAAGAAGAAGTGCAGTAAAAAGAAAAAGAGCAAAAGCTCAAGGTGTAGGCGGTAAACCTACTAATGTAAAAACTTTTGCGGACAATGGTAAATTTATAGTTAAACCAAGAAAAAAATTTTCTTTAAAACCTAAATTTGATTTTAGTGAAGTTAATTTAGGAGATGTAAAGCGAAGTTATAAGCGACCTGCTGTTGAGCTTAAAAAACAAAATAAAAAATTACCTGATGTTTCTGTTGAATTGTTTAAAGAGTACACGGATGTAAAAACACCTTATTATGAAGACAAAAAACAATCAAAGGGTGTAACTGGCACCATTGGTGGTAGATATGGTAGAGTGCGAGGACAAATTGCCAAAGACAATAAGACAGGAAAAATTTCAAGACAACTAAGCATTGAAGGAAGTTTTGATTTTGCAAAGGGAGGGTTTGCAAAGAACTATTATAAGGATATACTTTAATTATGAAAAATTCACTTAAAAATCCAGATAAAGCTGACCTTGATGGAGATGGGGTTCTTACAAGTTATGAAGAAAAAAGAGGGAGAGCTATTGAATCAGCCATGAGTAATCAGGTAAAAAAAAAGAAATTTGGAGGCATGGCAGTTCAAGGTGTAAAAGACCCAACTAAAATTCACAGAAGTTAAGGTGATGTATGGCAACTTCAGATTCAACTACTTTTGACCTCAATATTGATGATATCATTCAAGAAGCTTACGAAAGATGTGGTAAGCGAACAAACAGTGGTTATGATTTAAAATCAGCAAGACGAAGTCTTAATATTTTATTTAGTGAATGGGGAAATCGAGGGGTTCATTTATGGAAAGTTGAATTGAAAGAGCAGTTGTTAACAGCGGGCACTTCAACTTATACTGCACCAACAAATGCAAACGACATTCTAGAGGCATATATCAGCACCACAACAGGAACGACTTCTTCAACTAATGATGTGTCGCTAACGAAAATTAGTAGAAGTGAATATGCTGCTTTACCTAATAAAGGTTCAACAGGACAACCCTCACAATATTATGTTGACAGACAAACCATTCCACAAATTACTTTATATCAAACACCCAATGCTTCAACATATACATATTTAAAATATTACTATTTAAAAAGAATTGAAGACGCTGGAGCTTATACTAATACGGCTGATGTAGTATTTAGATTTATTCCGTGTATGGTTGCTGGGTTAGCTTATTATTTGTCTATGAAATATAATCCACAGGTAGTTCAACAAAATAAACTTATTTATGAGGATGAATTACAAAGAGCACTTGTAGAAGATGGTCAAAGAACCTCAGTATACATAACACCACAATCATATTACCCAACCAGATTATAAGGAGAGAAAAATGAAAGGATTACGATTAAAAACAGGTGGAGATGCAAATTTAGAATTTATAAAAGGTGTAAGTCCTGTATTAGCTCAATCTTATAGTGCTATGTTATCTAATATTAAAGACCCAGCAAAACAAGATACTTTTAAAAAAAGAGCAGGACAACAAATTGCAGCGTATAGAAATATGCCTGAAGAACAACAAAAAGCTTTTGTTTCAGAGATGACTACTAAATATTCATCACCAACAAAAGAAACTTTTAGTGATATTAATAAAAGTCTAGAGGGCAAATATAGACCTGTATATCAAGTTGCTGCAGTAAGGAAAAGCAAACCAACTGTGGCTAAAGATATTTATAAAGAATTAGGATTAGCTAAGACAGGAGGAATTGCAATCAGAGGAAATAAATTTAAAGGCGTTTTTTAATGAAAGGTATGAAGTTGTATAAAAAAGCTGCAGGAGGATATCTGTCAGCGTTAGAAGAATCTAAGCCTGAGTTGTTTAAGACTATAAAAAATTACAGAGATAGATTAAGTGGTGGTGAGCAAGAAACTTTTGATAAAAGAGCGAATATTCAATATGCCGCAACTATGAATATGCCTAAAAGTCAAAGAGATGCCTATATATCATCAATTGAAAAAGAATATTCAAAACCCACAGATGCACAATTTAAACAAGTAAAAAGTAGTTTAGGACAAAAGTTTAAACCGACTTATACTTATATTGCTAAAGACCCTGATAAACCTGCTGCAACCACTGGTTATTATAGAGATTTATCGTCTGAGATAGCAGAAGCAGATAAGGCTTTAAAAAGTTTAATGATTACTGAAACAGAACAAAGAACAAGACCAAAGTATGAAGTAACTTACCCAAGAACTAATATGTATCAACCACAAAAACCTGCGACTTACACTAGTACACTACCAAAGGGTGCAGTATTACAACAAGGAAGTTATGGACAGCAGTTTTATCAAAAACCATCATCTGACCCTTTTTTAAGACCACAGGATGCTGGTCCTATGTACAGAAAGGTTGGTGATGAAAAATATACAGTTTCAACAACACGAGCTCAAAAAGCAGGTGATGAAGAATATGATAAACAATTTGCTGCACTTCAAAGAC